CGTCGGATTGTTGTTACTGAAGGCGAGCTAGATGCAGCCTCATGTTATGAGGCGATGCCTAACTGGCCCATGGTCTCTCTACCTCATGGTGCTGCGGGGGCAAAAAAGGACATTCAGAACAGTATCCCACTTTTACAAGGCTACGAGGAGATTGTCCTGTTCTTCGACAGCGATGAGGCGGGCCGTGAAGCTGCGAAGGCAGCGGCAGGCGTCCTACCACCTGGCAAGGTCTCGATCGCCCGTATGGAGGCGTACAAGGACCCTTCAGATGCATTACAGGCTGGCAAACCTGAACTCGTTCGGGAAGCCATATGGGATGCTAAACCCTTTCGTCCAGATGGTATTGTCGATGCGAAAACACTACTGGATGTAATTACAACCCCTAACAAACCATGCGATTATGAGTATCCTTACAGAGGATTGCAATCACTGCTGCACGGGATCAGGCTCGGCGAGCTTGTCTCGATTACTGCAGGTACTGGTACAGGAAAGAGTTCCTTCTGTAGAGAACTTTCAACTCACCTTCTACAGGCCGGCGAACGAGTCGGTTACGTGGCGCTTGAGGAAAGTAACAGACGAACAGCCTTAGGCTTAATGTCTTCTGCCCTTGGTAAATCATTACACTTAGGGGAACATGACAGACAGGAACTTGAAGAAGCTTACCAAGAAACAATTTCTAACTGGAATCTTTTTCTATTTGATGGTTTCGGTAGTTTTGATCCTGATATTATTTATAACCGGATCGAGTATCTTGCTACTGGCTTAGAAACTAAGATCATATTCCTTGATCACCTCTCCATACTTATGTCTGGACTAGATGGTGATGAACGAAGGATGATTGATACAACTATGACTAAGTTACGCTCTCTTGTAGAACGTACTGGAATAGCTATGTTTCTAGTATCACATTTAAGAAGAACACAAAATGACAAGAACCATGAGGAAGGTGCCCGTGTCACTCTTGGGCAACTACGGGGAAGCGCAGCAATTGCACAACTCTCTGACGGAGTTATTGCACTCGAACGTGACCAGCAATGCAGCACTAAGGACAATTCAACTACAGTGCGAGTGCTTAAGAATCGCTATAGCGGCGAAACTGGTAGAGCCTGCACCTTAGACTATGATTTAAACACTTGCAGATTCATTGAAAATGAAGTTGAGAAAGAGTTCAACCCAGCTACAGACTTCTAACTATGTACACCCTTGGTATGCATACCTAGACAGACTGAACAAACCTAATCCACCAACAAAGGAGGCAATACAAAAAGCACAATTCATAGACAAGACGTATGTTTGGAAAGGACAGTGACACTTGTATTCGACTTAGAAACGGACGGACTACTCAATGATGCTACCACAATCCACTGCATTGCAATCTATGATTCTGAGACTAACGAGACGACCAGTTATAACGATGAATGTCCTGGTAAAGGGATGTCAGAACCTGTGGTTAGGGCTGTCCAGTACCTCGAACAAGCTGAAAGTATCGTGGGCCATAATATTGTTGGTTTTGATATCCCAATCATTCGGAGGCTTTATCCCTTCTTTAATTTCACTGGGACTATTATTGATACTCTTATTCTTTCTCGGCTCTATCATAACAGAATTATAGAGACAGATAAGGCTAAGTTTAAGGACATGCCTAGTCGCCTGAAAGGGCGGCACTCTCTCGAAGCCTATGGATACAGGTTAGGGGAGTATAAAGGAGAATTCTCAAAAACTACTGACTGGAAAGAATGGAGTCAAGAGATGGAAGATTATTGTATCCAAGACGTAAGAGTTACAACTAAACTATGCGACCACTTCCACCCATACCTGACTGGGTCACGCTAGAACATCAGGTTGCACAAATACTACAACAACAGGAGGAAAATGGATGGACATTTAATGAGCGAGCTGCATGGGAGCTTACACAGACTCTCCAAAAAGAGTATGAAGAAACTGTCAAAATATTACGAGACAGGCATCCTCAAATCGAAGGCACGTCGTTCACTCCTAAAAGAAATAACCGAACACAAGGCTATATTCAAGGAGCCACACTCACACGACTGAAAGAACTAAACCCTACATCAAGGGATCATATTGCATGGATCTTACAAACACATTATGGCTGGATTCCGTCATCACTAACCT